TGAGGCAAAGACTCAATCTGTGCCATCTTTTGGTCACGCATATACTGGTCAATTCTTTCAAACTGACCAAAGTAATCGTTAAATATATCAGCACAATATAGTGCTTGTTCTCTACTTAGGGTTTTCGCCATTCCACATCCACAATAATAAAACTGGTATTAATAGTATTACTATACTACATAATACACCAAATGTCAAGCTCATAATTATACTTCGTTACCCCAAAAGTCCCAACCTGGTCTAGTCTTTTTTCTAGCAAACAATTCTATATACGGTCCATCAACTAATTGTTCTATTGATTCGTGTAAAAGAGGCTTCTCGGAATGCCTGCGTCTTTCTGACACAACCAATTGTTTAACACTTTTAGACTTTCTGGATGGTCGTCCTTTTGTTGCTAACAAACACATCTCAGGATTACCTCTTGTCCAATATCCTAAACCCGTAAAGAAACCTAATTTATTCTTATTAGTTTTAGCCCAAGTAAAACCTACAGTTTTATATTTAAAACCCCAGGCGTCAATAACTTGTAACGCCTGGTCTAACATAGGGTCACATACCCACATTAATAAGACTGAATCAGGTTTAGCAATGTCGCTAACAGGTAAAGAAATGATGTCAGCAAGACTAAGCACAGGATAATGTTTTTCAGGACTTTTATCTTTTCCTTTTTCAGACCTTGTTTTAAATTGCCAAGGAGGGTCTGCATATATTACTCCGTATTGTTTGTTAGGGAAATCAACCAAAGAAGGCCTCCAGGTTAGCCTGTGGTTCTGATTTCCAACCAATCGCTTCTAATATGAAACGCATTGGGTCTAAGAAAGTTTTATCAAACTGTACATTGTAATCAATATAAGGTTGTAATTTGAATTCAGGTGGTAAGTTTGTAATATAACTTATCACATCAAACTTAAATGGATTTGCTTGTATCAATTTAATAAACTTAATCTTGTCGCCTTCTTGTATCAAAGGATATTTGTTTTGTAAACCAAACTCTTTTATTTGATGATTGTAAATCAATGCACCTTTAACATGAATTGGTGTGCCTTTAATGAATATGTCACTGGCACTACGATACTTTTTAAGATTGTTACACGACCTAGGAAAGGCAATCGCTTCTGCTGGTAAACCAAAAAACTCTTTCTTAAAATCTGCAATAAATTTATGTAAATCAGATTGTTCTTTAGACATAATAATTTTGATTGCGTCTTTAATTTTACCACGACATACTTGTGGGGTAGAAGATTTAACAGCTTCAATACCCATAAGTTTAAGTTTAGGTTCTGCAAGTCTAATGCCTTCTTCATCTAACACATTCAACATATATCTTTTCTTTGCAACCCAAATACCTTTGTTGGCGATTACTTCTCGTTTCATCACCATAGCATTTTTAAATGCGTTAGAATAATCTGCTAGTTCAGCAAAACATTCTTCAATAAAAGGTTCAACTTTCTTATCACACACTTTACCTAAGAAGTCTGCAATCTGGTCATTTGTTTTACCTTGACAAGTATTCTGTACAAGTTTATCAAATGTAACATAGATACTATCGGTATCAGACGCAACAATATAATCAATCTCACCTTTAGTTTGAAGAACACCATTAAGATATTCATTCACTTTCTTTTCAATGAAACGAATAATAAACTGACCAGCAGTTGTAATACCACTTGCCTGTCTTACATCATAGTATCTAAAGTATTGATTACCAACTGCACCATAAGCTGAGTTCAAGGCAATCTTTCTAGCCCATTGAATATTGTGACAACGAGCAATCTCTTTTTTAAGAGCAGGATTTTTAGTTCTTTCAAACTCTTCTTTTGCCTTTAACATACGCTTTTTGTAAATGACTCGTTCTTTGTACATAGTTTCCATCATTTCTGGTAGAAAACCTTGACTATCATTTTTGAATTTTGCACCGTTTGGTGTGACACAAGCGCCTTCAGTTTTTAAATAGTTTAGTGGTACTTGCATATCAATCATTTTATTTACATTGATACCGTGTGAAGACTCACCAATAATTTTCTCAGGCGAAATATTATACTGAATAATAATATGTGGATATAGTGAATTGATATCAAATGAAACAATCCATTTGTGTTGGCCTGGATGTGGGTCTTTTACATATGCACCCTCATATTTTGTTTCTTTACTGTGTTCTTCTCTTGGTGGTACACATATATTCTTTTGCATTAAATGATTTGCAATCAAAGTATCCCACACTCGCACTTGTGAAAAGATATCGTCATAGTTTACTTTTGATTCATATGCAACGGTCAATGCTAGTTCAATCAAACCAAGTTTATCTTCTAATGCGTCAACAATCTCCACATCTTGGATGTTGTAGTCAACAAATGATTGAAAGTCTTTGGTGTACCAATCTTTAAATGTATCAAAACCTGCGTCATCTTTACCACGACCAAGTTCTAGTTCACCAATAAAATCTAGTTTGTAACTCTCTTGTCTTGTTGGAATAAACCACTTGTACAAGTCAAGGTAGTCAAGCATAACAATACCATACAGCTGATAAACAGTTTGTGGTCTGCCTCTTACATTAATCTCTTCTCTATTGATTAGATTCCAAGGCGACATTTTATTTGCAACCTTATCACCTGCAATTAATTTAATTCTATTCATCAAATATGGTAAGTCAAAAAACTTTGTATTCCAACCAGTGATAATATCTGGATAGTTTTTCAACCAGAATTTCATAAACTCAAACATCAACTGTTTCTCATCTTTACATTTGATGTATGTTACATCTGTACGGTCAGTTTTAAATTCACCGACACCCCAAGTAATGATAGATTTGTTTGTTTGATTTTTAACTGTGATACATAACAACTCTTCAACAGGATTTTCTACATCAGGAAAACCACCTTCACAAGTTGTTTCAATATCAAGTGTAAAGATTTTTATGAATTGTTTATCCCACTCAATGTTTTGAGGGTATTCTTGTCCGATATATTGATAGTGGTATCGTTCTAACCCAAAGATAGGAGAGTTTTCAGTTGCCACATCTCTACGAAATCTACGAGCTGCATTGATGTCCGTAAATTCAATAGGTTTTAGAAATTGACCTTGTAAGGTTTTATATTGTGAGTGTTCTTGTGTTAGGGCGTAGAGGGTAGGACCAAAATCAATTTTTTCTTTGTAGTCTTTTCCGTTTAAGACACCACGAATTAGAAGTTTACCTTTGTGTTCAATTACATTTTTATAGAAGTTCATCTTTTCTCAATTTCACTGTTAATCCATTTAACGAATCATCTAACTGGATTTGGCAAGCCAATCTTGATTCGTTTTTAATATAGCCATTCTCATATTCAAGTAACTCTTGTTCTAAAGAGTTTTCTTCAATTTTTACTTTATCATACCATACACTATTTACATGAATATGGCAAGTCGCACACGCACAACAACCACCACAGGTTGCAGGAATCTCAGGTAAGTCTGCCTGTTTAGCAGCCTCCATAAGAGTATAACCTGTTGGAACCTCCACGGTTATTGTTTCATTATCATCTCTAACAAAATGTACTTTTACCATTACGGTAATTTAGTTTCAGTAATTAGTTCTCTATTTGGTGTTAAAATACTACTCGTATTTGCCGAGTAAGAATTAAGAATATCTTTTTTAGGGGTCATTATTGTAACAACCTTACTGTCATCTACAGTAATTTCATCCTCTTCAGCATAGGGCATCCAAGGGCTCATCATTAATTGAACCGGTTTTCCTGGTCCTTGTTGCATTGGAATTATTACAAATGCTTTTTTAATTGTAACCTGTTGTTGGCTCCATTCTACTTTACCAATAACATCTTCACCGGTAATCATTCTTACTATTTTCACTTCACTCATATTATCTCCTAGTCTATACTATATTTAGTTGTTACGATATACCTCCTTGCTGGGTTAACCATAACATTTACCCGTTTCATAAATCCACGGTTCATCAAAATTAGAGACCTCTCATCTCTATCGTCTAGTGTAAATTTTACATCTTTGTAAACTGTACCTAAAAATTCTACATCTAATTGTATCACATATCTTTCTTCATCATAATCACGCATACCACCAACACCTACTTTAATTTTTTCAAGTATATCTGAGGTAATGGTTTTACCTAATAAAGTCCAAGTAATCTTTTTACCATTTACTTTAAACTTGTCTGCGTGAATAACAGCAAATGCTGAATTACCTGTATCCCATTTTGCTTCAATTTCACCAAATGGTTTGATATTAACAATTTCTCTATGGCCAATTTCTGTTGGCACTTTAAATCTGTTTTTTGGGTCTTCAAAATGTTGAATGACCTGTTTAATTAAATTTTCTCCAGTAGCTTGCTCAATACCTTCCGTACCTGGCGAGCTGTTGACTTCAATAACATATGGTGGTATTTTTTCTCTATTCTTACTAGGAATAAAATCAACGGCAACATAACTACCGTTAACAGCCTTAGCCGCAAGTATGCACTGTTCAATCTCCAACTCCGTAAGTTTGAACATCTTAACTTTTCCACCTTGTGAGAAATTTGACCTAAAATCACCTTTGATTACCTCTCTTTTCATAGATGCTAATACTTTACCACCTAAAACTAATACTCTAATATCACCATCAGTTTCAATATATTCTTGTATTAAAAGTTCTGCGTCATCATCTGTTTTATATTGTAACTGTACAATACTATCTAATGACCTTTCACTTTCAATAAACAATACACCAACACCTTTACTACCTCGTAAAGTTTTCATAATAATAGGATAATCTCTATCTAAATTTTCAACTGCTTTTTCCACACCGTCTTTATTTGGTATTAATACGGTATGTGGTTGTGTTAAACCATAATCTGCAAGTCTTAAATAAGTTCTATATTTGTCAGCACAAATATTTACACATTGTCTGCTGTTAACACAGGCAACACCAGCTTTTTCTAATTGAGATAATAAGTCTAACCAGGAATCTTTTCTTGTAACAGAACCACGGACAATTGCAACTGTATTTTCATCATTGATTTCAAAACCTTTATCATCATCTATATTATGAATAGTTTTGATACCGTCTTCATTTTTAATATATGCACCATCAATAAAGACTACATAAGTTTTATGACCTAACTTAGGTCCTTCTTCTTGTATTCTTTTTGCTGTATGGAATAGTTCAGAATTTTCTGGTTCATCAGATAGTACCAGTATTCTTAACTTATCAGCACCCTTGGCTTCTGTTATATATTCTTTAAACTTTGGTACTTGCATTGTTACTATCTTCTGGTTTTTTGCCTATGTTATATTTAGCAACCAAGTTCCAATCATTCTTTTCCTTAAAAGGTAAAACTTTGATTTGACTTAATGGTGCCTTGTTTTCAACCATAGTAGGCTTTACAACCTCAATTAAATTCCAATCTTGTAATAGTAATGCAATAGTATTTCTTCTTTGAATATCGTTTTCCACCAAAGTAGATTTCTTACCATCTAAAGCAAATAGTTCTTTGAAATGGGTAATATAATACTTACCTTGTTTATGTAATATGTGACACGACTGAAATAGAGTTTGGTCTTTACGACTTGCAACTCCAATTCTAGTTAGTGTTTCTCGTACTTTCAGAAAATCGTCTGGTTGCTTGATAGTGACTTCTAACATATCACTTTGCGACCAACTAATAATTTCTTCACTCATTTTTTTCTCCCACCTTTCGTCAGGCTTAATTTAATATCATCAATTTGGCCGTCTGAAAGTAGGTTAAGAGCTTCTTTTGCTTTTTGAT